TGCTATTACTGCGAGGAACCGATGACGCTGCTTTCTCGGTATCCGATGGGTACTTCCCTAGCCTCCAACGTTTGCACGATTGGGCGGGCTCCGGAAGGTCACCACGTGGCCGTCTGCAACGGGTGCAACGTCGGCAAGAATGAGCGAGATAAGATGAGGCGGCGGGCTGGATAGCTCTTGCCAGCGGCCGGGAATCTGGCTTACAAAAGGCAACGGCCCGCCAAAACAAATCGGCGGGCCGAAGTAACCTAATATCCGATGATGCTTGGCGGCTGTCGGACAGGAAAAGACTTAGGGTCTTTATGCCCTTTTGTCAAATATCCTGACAAATAATCCCGCCAAGCGTCATCGGTTCCATACCTGCCATCTTGGCCGGGGCGCATTCGTGCGTCGGGGCTCGCCATGTCGGGGGCAGGGACGCTGTGTGAGGGTTCTTGCGCTTGTTCGCTTGCCCTGGCCGGGTGCGTCGCATGGGATATGCCGGTACAGCTGGCGGCGCAGTGGCCGCAAGTTGCATCTTCTAACTTCCGGAGGCGTAATTTTATTGCGCCGAAGGGGGTAAGGGGGTGTGACTGTGGGTAGGAAGAAAGAAGGTCTATCGGTTAAGGAAGAATAGTAAGAAAGTATAAGAATATTACACTGTTAGCTGTTGAAAGAGGGGAACCATGATCTCGGAACTTCGACCCTACCAAGTTGAAGCGTTGGCCAACATCCGCAACAGCATTCGGGGAGGGGTCAAGCGGCTGGTTGTGCAGGCTGCGACCGGGGCCGGAAAGTGCCTTGGCATCGGCACGCCAGTTTTAAAATTTGATGGCCAGATTGTTCCAGTCGAAAGCATTGTTGCTGGCGACCGACTGATGGGGCCAGACAGCAAGCCTCGGAATGTGGTCGGCGTTTGCCGCGACCGTGGCCCGCTGTTTCGGATTGTTCCGACCAAGGGCGACCAATGGGTTTGCAATGACGTTCATGTTTTGACGTTGGTTGAAAGTCAAAGCGGTCAGATTGTGGACGTTCCCTTGGACGAATATCTTCGCACAAACAAAACATTCAAACATGTTCATAAATTATTTTCACCGGAATGTGGGATAGATTTTTCGCCGTCTAACGATCCGGACGTGCCGGGTTATTTTCTTGGTTTATGGATTGGAGATGGCACGAAGTCGCTTCGGGGTGTTTCAATATCCAAACCTGACATCGAGGTCCGAGATGAATGTGAGAGGGTTGCGGTCGCCAATAGAGGAACAATTTCTACTAGTTCTTCTGGCAGTTGCCCAACCTATCATGTCGTCACGCCGCGTGGAAAACCTAATCGGTTATTGGAAAAAATGCGGGCGCTTATGGGGCGCGGCGACATACCGTTATCGGTGTTAACCGCATCTCGCCAATATCGCGCCTCGGTTTTGGCTGGGGTAATTGATACCGATGGGTACGTTGCAAAAGGATGTTGTGAAGTTGCTCAGAAGTCCGAGATGCTGGCTAGCGGAATAACGTTTCTTGCTAGGTCATTGGGAATGAAAGTTACATGCGCTGACAAAATAGTTAATGGAGCAGTTTACAAGCGCATGATGATTAGTGGAGATTTTTCAAATATCCCGACTAGAATAGCTCGCAAAACTGCCGGTACTCGCAAACAAAAAAAATGTGCCACTAGAACTGGATTTGCTGTTGAGCCAATTGGTGTCGGAGAATATGCCGGGTTTGAACTAGATGGAGACGGTCGATTTTTGCTTGGAGATTTCACCGTTACGCATAACACGAAAATCTCAGCGGCTATAGTCGAGGGGTGCCGCAGCAAAAACAATCGGGTGGCCTTTGTATGCCCAGCAATCAGCCTTATCGATCAGACGGTCGAAAGTTTCTACGCGGAGGGTATTCGCGACATCGGGGTTATCCAAGCGAATCACGAAATGACCGATTGGAGCCGTCCGGTCCAAGTTTGCTCAATCCAGACCATTCAAGCGAGGGGCGCATTTCCACAAGCGCAAACTGTGCTATTTGATGAATGCCACAAGATCCACAAATCTATGATTGCATGGTTGCAGCATCCGGACTGGCGCAACGTCCCGATGATTGGTCTTTCAGCTACGCCATGGACGAAAGGGCTCGGCAAATATTTTGACAGCCTGCTAGTCGCTGCGACGACTTCGGAATTAATCGAGCAGGGATATTTGTCACCGTTCAAGGTATTTGCTTCAGGTCATCCAGATTTGTCCAACGTGAAGGTTGTTGCCGGCGATTATCATGAGGGGCAGTTGAGCATGGCGATGCAAAGCGGGGAGCTTACTGCCGACATCATCAAAACATGGCGCGAGAAATGGGGGAAAGGAAAAACCTTGTGCTTTGGGGTAGACAAGGCGCATGCCAAATCAATCCAAGAGCGGTTCGAATATGCTGGTATCCGTTGCGGATATCAGGATTCTGAAACGACTGCCGACGAACGCCGCGAGATCAAGCGCAAATTTCACAACGGAGAGTACGCGGTAGTTTCGAATATCCAAACGCTAACAACGGGTGTGGACTGGGATGTTAGGTGTTTGATCCTTGCGCGCCCAACGCGCTCGGAAATGCTTTACACGCAAATCATTGGACGTGCATTGCGGACGGCGCCTGGAAAGGACTGCGCCTTGATTTTAGATCATTCAGACAGTTCGACAAAACTCGGTCTAGTTACTGACATTCATCATGATCATCTTAATGGCGGAAAGGTTCAGCAAAAGGAAAAGACAAAAGAAAAATTGCCGAAGGAATGTCCGCAGTGCCACATGATTAAGAAGGCCAAGAAATGCCCTAACTGCGGCTACGAGGTGGTGATTACGTCCGACATCATGGAGCAGGATGGCGAACTCGTTGAATTTTCAGGCGGGAAAAAGGGAAAAGGGAAAGCGCGCGAGATGACATCGGACGAGAAGCGCACCTTTCTTGCCGAACTGAAATGCTATTGTTTGCAGCATGGCTACAAGTCTGGCTGGGCCGCGAATAAATACAAAGATCGATTGAAAGTATGGCCGCATTATTCGATAGCAGATGTGCCGCCCGCAAATATGGTTTCTCCCACTACGGCGCTTTGGATCAGAGCGAGAGCTATTGCATTTGCAAAAACAAAAAAAATTGGAGTTAAAGCGGGGACTCCTAGAGCATGAACGAGGACAGCCACAAAGATTTCATGCTGAGCGCACTTCGCGCCGCTAGCCTCCGCGCCAAAATGATTGAAATGGATTTGAATACTGTAGGCGTGGCTCTCAAATCCGACATGGTTACTCCAATGGAAGCGGTCGAATGGCTGCGCCAAATCGGGGCTTTAGATTTCGTGGGAAAAATTCCAGCGGCGATTGAGGCATCGATATGAAATACCTGTTTGGCATCAAAGAGCGCAGGCCGGTGTTCTTTTTTCATTTTGTAAGGTGGTCATGCATCAGTTTCGGCTTTTACATTGATTTGGCATCTCCAAATATCGAGATCCACGTTCCGTTTGGTTTCGTGCGAATTGGTTGGCAAGGAACATATAAATGGAAAAAACCTGTTTCTTTTGGAGTTACCTATCCTGCTGAAGGCGCAACGCTTGTGCCTCCGATAGGATGGAAACCGTTGGGAAAGGAGCAATAAGCATGAAAAAAACATTGGATAAGATGGACAAGAAGACAAAACCGGGAAAACCAACCAAGCCGGTCAAACACCCCGAACGGGAGCACAAGCCGCGCCCGCTGGACGACGACGCGATGCCGCCGAACAACCCGTTTGAAGGACTCGCTAAGGCAGTATTAACGAGGAAGGGAATCAAATGAAGATTTGGGCAAAAACAAAGGAATGGGCAGAGGGCAAATTCCTAGTAGTGCGCCGCGACGGATCTGTTCCGCACTGGCCGCATTTTGTGTTGGGCGCTCGCGATCCTGCCGCGCCCGGAGCTTTGCGAGCTTATGCCTATCACGCCAAGCGCCTCGGCTTCGAGGATGAATACTGCGACAGCATTATGGTGCTGGCGGATGACTTCGAAGCCTACCGAGTCCGCGAAGGAAATGGCGATCCGGAATCGCCTCCGCACCGAACCGACAATCCAGACGTAATCCAGGCGATGCGCGGAGATCCGGCGACTATTTCGGTAGTGCGAGATGGGCAGAACGTGCCGAAGCGCCGCTAACGGCAAGCAAAGGTTAAACGAGGTTCCCAACGACGGAGATCCAAACATGACAATCGAAGTTGTGTTCCTAGACTCAGGCCGTGAGCCGCAGTGCAAGCCGGACCCTAAATATCCGAACGGGCGAGATATTGAAATTGCAGGTGCCGTTCGGTGCTGTAGCAACCTGCCGTATCCCGCGCCTCGTTGCGGCGTATACGAGATCACATGCAATGATTGCGGGTTGAAGGTCGCGCTCACGGTTGCCGGGCGAATTGACGATCCTCGCACAATCACAATCCCATGCAAGGTAAAGCTAGCGTCATGAAAAACGGAGCTTTACCGTTAGCTAAAGATCCCTTTGCGGCCGGCGCTGCAAAGATGAAATCTGGATTGGCACCGCTCAAAAAGTTCAAGCCGTTTCCTAACAATCCCCGAATGCATCCGAAAGCCGAGATCGACATGCTTGCGGCGGTCATCAAGCTCCGCGGTGCAGATCAGCCTATCGTTGTTGACGAAAAATTCGTGATCCTAAAAGGGCACGGCCGGCTTGCTGCGGCTACGGTCGCAGGCTTAACCGACTTCCCATACGTGCAGCGGTTTGGGCTATCCGAAACCGAAAAGATCGCAATCCGCATAGAAGATAACGCGCTGCCGCTTTTGTCTGGGTGGAACAAGGAATTGCTTTCGTCGCAATTGGGCGAGCTCCAATCCGGCGGATACGAAATGCAAACGCTTGGCTTTCCTGCAACGCAACTAACTGCATTCATGACGACGCCAGAAGCGCCGGCAGCGTTCGAAGCATTCGGCGAGGATATCCCGACAGAGCATACTTGCCCAAAATGCGGGTTTCGGTATTCGGGGAAATGAAACCGCCTTACCGTGTTCCGTCGATGCAGCAAATCGCGCGGATCAAGCCGAATGGCTTCAAAGCGATTAGCCTATTTGCCGGCGCTGGCGGTAGCAGCCTCGGCTATAGGCTTTCAGGTTTCAGGATGCTTTGGGCGTCCGAATTTATTGACGCAGCCCGCGACGTCTACAACGCGAACAAAACGCCCTATACGATCGTTGATGGGCGAGATATCCGCGACGTAGATCCCTCCGAAGTGGTCGAAAAAATCGACATGAAGCCCGGTGAGGTCGATTTGCTAGATGGCTCCCCGCCATGTTCTTCATTCTCCGCCATTGGAAAAAAATATAAAGGATGGGGCAAAAGCAAAAAGTACAGCGATAGAGCACAGCGAACTGACGATCTCTTTTTCGAATACGTTCGGTTTGTCCGCGCAATTCAGCCAAAAGTATTTGTTGCGGAAAACGTTGCCGGGTTGGTCAAAGGCGCGGCCAAAGGCTATTTCCTCGATATCCTCCGCGAGCTCAAGGCTTGCGGCTACAGGGTAGAAGCTCGTTTATTGGACGCGCAATGGCTTGGAGTGCCGCAGCAGCGGGAGCGGCTGATATTCGTCGGCGTGCGAGAGGATCTAGGGCGCAACCCGGCTTTCCCGACGCCTCTAAGCTATCGCTACAGCATGAGGGAAGCGTTCGAAGGGTTGCAGGCACCGGTTGAACCTGAAACCGACATATCACGGTATGCGATCGGAGATGCCTACGATTGGCTCACGCCTGGGAAATGGTCGGATCGGTTCATGAGCTTAGGCTACCGTAGCCTAGACGAACCATCGTTTGCGATTACAGCCCGGGCAGCATCGCCAAGCACCGCGGGGATTGTGCATCCGACTGAGAAGCGCAAATTCTCGGTCGGGGAACTCAGACGTCTATCATCGTTTCCGGACGATTTCGTTCTGTCTGGAAGCTATGAGCAGCAATGTGAAAGGATTGGCCGGGCCGTCCCGCCGTTAATGGCCGCAGCGATTGCTACGGCCATTAGGGATCAGGTTCTTATTCCGGCGATAACGGCGACGTAATGCCGTGTGATCTTGTCGTAGGCAGCGGCTCGGGCTCGGATCGACATTTTTGGCTTTCCGTCAGGGCCAAGAACACCTGCGGCAATGTCGTCGTCGGTTTGTTTGGCGGTTCCTTCGCCGCATTCCGCATCTAGCTTGAGGCGGTAAACCGCCTCGCTGATATCTCGGATTGCCTCCGGGTTCATGATCGCTTGTTTCCCCTTTTTCTCTGTCACGGTATCCTCGCTTTGAATAGGGCTACGTCGCGCTCCGTAAGCCGCTGGTGA